TCACAGCGATAGGTGACTGTCAAATTTAAATTCAGCAGTTTGATTTCTCAATGGATAATAAATATAAATATACCCCCGCGTTCCAAGCAGGGCAAAAGACTAGAAACTCTTTAATGAGGACTTTATCTTTTGGACGATTGTAAGGACGCAACAAATTCGCAAGTGGAGAATTATTCTCTTTTAACAAGGAGTAAAGAATTCGATATCATACCTAATCACCATATAACCTTGAGCCGCGTTCACGCCAGTGACGCCTTCAAAGGAATAGTAAGCTTTTGCTTGAATAGTTTGACTAACATCCGGACTAGTGTCTTCAGAGACATAATAGCGCGGTAATCTAGACAATGATCCTAGCAAAGTGACCTCTAAGTCAGAATAAACATTTGACATAGAAGAACTTATATTCCTCATCATAGCAACAGATGTGCTTGGAGTTGAATCTTTGGAATCGTAATCGATTGCAATTTCAGCAACACCCGCAGCTGTAGTAGGTTGATTGGATTGAAAATATACACTACACTCATGAAACTTGTACATTTCATAGGTAGGAGCTATCTGGCTCAACCTAGGAAAATTAACAGGTGTCATATTGAAAGTCCCCGCATTAGTATTATTATTGGCCCCAAACACAAGTGTAGTAGAAGCAGAAGTGAGAACTTGTATAAGCTCTTGTCCTCTGACTCTAATACCTCCTGGAGTGGTGCCTTGACTAACTCGGTAGAGTTCCAATGGTGTAGTAGTTGTAAATTGTGTAGTATTAAGATTAAGAGGTTTGTTTCGCCTCCCTTGTTTTAAACTTGGTTTATTAATTGTTTGATTATTTTGTCCAGATTTGTTCTGGCGGACTGTAGACTGCGCCGCACGTTTGTTATTATTTTTAGTAGCATATGTACGATGAAAGGGTAGCTAACCCGAGTCAAAGTCGGTTTTAACGAGCCGAAACTCGATAATCAAACATAATTTACAACATATAGAATTCTTTACACTTGTAACACGCTCAACAATGGTTCCAACCGAACCCTTCTAAAAATTGACAATTAGAGTACTTTTGATACTCTTGATCATCTGATGATTTAAGTCTGAAGGGAAATAACAATTTCGGATTATACCTCTGAGGTATTTTGGTAAACCATTTTGTATCGGTATCGTTAAGATATGATGAGTTTGGCTCGGTGAATTGTTTGACAGTTACTTCTCTGTCGAATTGCCGTAATGGACCCATCCCGATCATTAATGAACGTGTATTCTTGCTCTCGTATCCCATAATCATATTGGATGAAGAAGTAGTTTTGAAACCAAATAAAGGTGAAAAGTTTTTACTTTTTAATACTGATTTTGCTAACAAACGCTGAAAACGTGTCACATGAAAATTAACACCATCGTAAGATGGAAAATCTAATCCACCCAATTCCCTTGGGAGAAATAGATTATACCTACCGCGGTAGGTTATCTTGGAAATAGACTCACTATTACGTGACAAAAACTTAGCATAAGCCAAACTTTTGTTGACTGAACTGCCTACACTTTTAATGTAAGCGTCCCTCAAATCAATTGCCTTTTCACGCACTTCTCCTCTAGAACCTCCTAACTTAGAAGTTCCGGAGAGAAGCCCAAAATTACAGTATTCAATTTGGTCCAATTGTTCATTCTTTCGTTGTTTGAACATTGTACTATTAATTGTTAACACCTTTTTATGGATATAGTTTTTTCCTATCGATAGGGTAAAACCAATATTCTTAACATGCTTCTTCCAAATTTCATAGTGATCCGGATTAGTTCGAAATAATATATCATCGCCATTAACTAGGCAAGGAAGATCTTTAAAATTAACCTTCTTATTTAAATACTCCTCAAGAGATAGCTTGTAAGCAATCAAATTTGTAGTACATAAGAAAGGAAATGATAAAGGACTTCCCATTAATTGACCGTTCGTTTGTTGAAACGGACTTATTTTGAACCTATCAGGATAGTGGACTTCGTGTTCGAAAAGAACACTCTTAAGTATATTTTTAAAATTACCTTGGTAATTCTGCAATGAAGCATTCATACCAATCATAGTGTATTGAATACCTAAGTTGTCGGTTGCCGACGAATAGTCTCCACTAACGAAATGTGTAAAATCCATATGAAAATTTTTCTCTCTTTCTATCATTCGGTATATGTGATCCTTTTCCAAGGGAACACCGATCAGTTCAAACTGATCATATTGTCTAAGATATTGAAATAGTGATTTTTGATAACTTTTACTCAAAAAATAATTAAATGAAGGACCTTTAGTAATAAGTCGCACTTTGAGCGGTTCGAGAATCGCCGAAACGTGAGCTTCAGGTTTCTCGATACATTGAGTCGCCAAGTCAATCAATGAAGGAGTGTAAACACCTCTTAACTCTCTTACCTTTCCAGGTGAGAGTTCATGCATTGAATACAACTGACTACAATAGTCCTTCTGCATAATACGATAAAGTGAGGAATAAGAATTCTTTGGAATATCATTAAAATAATCAAGAACAACTTGTCTTGATCCTCCATTAGATCTTGTATTTTCAGAACAAGCACTATTTGAGATCTCATAATTTAAATTCTCTCTAGGTTTAAAACCCTTAAAGAAAATATTAAATTGATCCCAATATTGTTGTTCTAAATCTACATCTACTGGATGATCACGTGACAATAAGTCCTTGTGTTTTTGCATACTTGATTCTATAAAAGAATCATCAGCAAATTCACATGCGCGTTTAACACCTTGGAGTAAACTCCAAAAAAGTCTTAAACGAACGTTATAATGACTATTTCCAATCATTCTTTCTTTCCACCATCTACGGATTGCGTGGTTTCCTACGAAAGGATAATTAGTATCAAAATCACATGGTTTCTCAGGTAAATCATTCCTGAGAAAGAAAGCGAGAGGATATGCAGTAAAATATTTAAGTATTTTTATAAAATTTGAGTATGGAATACTGCATAGAGAGCGAAAAATTGAGAATAGTTGAAATATACTGAACCTAAGAAATAATTTATCATCAAACTCACTCATACAATCTAAGATTGCACGAGTGGCTTTGATAGCTGATTTAAGATGTATAGGTGTAACAGTAAAATAACAACTAACTCCACTTGAACGAGAGCGCGATGCTTGACAGTCTAAGAAAGTATTAAGTGCAGGGCATGAAACCCCCGCGTCTTTACCTTCTTTCAAGAATAGACTACAAGCACCTTCACCAGCTCTGGTGAACTTGCCGCGCAACATACAATCGAGGAAATTTACACTGATAGATTTACCAGCGTAGCAGACTGTGTCTTTAGACATG